ATAATACGACAAAACACACTAGATGTCAAATGTTTTTTTGCTTTTCTATTGCTTTTATTAAGCCGTATCTTTCTATATCACCAGAAAGCAAACTTAATTCCATTGCTTTGCGATCATCTGTAACTTCTATATACTTTTTTGTAAGAAAATACGGACATGTGATAAAGTTGTCTAAGTGTATCAGAATGTTCGTTTTGTAAATGTTAAGATCTGGTGGAAAGTTTATTTGATAAAAAGCTAGAGACAGTTGATTCTTTAAAAAATCTCTACCTTCTTCAGTCAATCTTAAGCCACCAGACTGCTTATCACGAATGTTGTACCACCATTCGGATGAATATTTTTTTAGATTAACTTCATCAACACTAATTTTTGCAGTGTTTAAAAAAATTTTTGTGTATGTTGCTCTATTCATTCAGTAAGTTATCTGAAGTAAACTTAATAACCTTAAAATCTTCAGTGTTCCACATACTATTTAACCTTTGAGCAAGGTTATGAGCGTGTCCGGGATTAGAAAAACTAGTTTTCTTATACTTAGGACCTGGGTAATTAGTTAAACTATTAAAACTTTTTAGGTTAAAAGGTTTATTCTGATAAAAAACAGCCCATATTGCATCAGCTTGGAGAACTTGTTCTGTTCTATATGTCTTCTTATCAGTATATTCTTTTAAGATAACAGGTTTTGGCCTGCTCATTTTCTTCTTCCTTTAACTACGTATATTTATCTATTACCAACTGCTACCGCCATCCATTTTGATGTCAATTATTGGATTATTTTCTTCATCTTGCTTTTTCATTAACAGTTCTTCTAAGTTTTCTACATGCCTAGCTAGCATTAAAGTCAGGCAGAATTGTAACTTTTTTGCTTTGTCAATGTCAAGTCTGATTTCTTTTTGTCTGCTTGACTCTGCACTCTTTACTAAACTTAAAAAATCCTTTAGTGGACTTGTATTAATTGGTTGATTTTGCATTTTCTTTACTCAATTGTTGGCGCATTTCGATTTCTGTTTTAAATGGACCCTTGTAATCATATCTTTCAATAGTAATTAACTTAGGACAAAAGCTTTTTACCCAGCCTTTGTTAAATTTAATGATGTAATATCCTGCACAATATACACTTTTAGACTTTTCGCTTTTTGTAAACAAGGGCAATTTCTTTTTAAGGTCCCACATGCTATTATATGGCTTAGAATTACACACAAATTTGTGCACATCGTATTGTGTAGTTTCTTGAATTTTAAGTTGAGTCCAAGTGAGATCACCTAATTTTTTCTTAATATTAGACTTGTTCTTATAAACTTCGTATTTTCCGTCGCTGTTAACAATGTAATGGTCGTTGTCGAATGATATTGTGCCAACATTTTTACCGTTGTCAATAACAAGCCAAAACTTGTCTTTTAGGATTTCTTTTGCATTTTTCATACTGGGTATCTCGCTTGGAATGGAGTTGAATATAGTGAAATATTATCAGCAATACGCTGCATATCCCACTTATTACAAAATTTAAGAAGTCGCACACCTACTTGTGATAAATCTTTAGGAGCATGTGTTTGTTCATTAATTGTATTAGTAATTTCGTTACGGATATTTTCGGGTTGTGCAGACAAATCACATAGTAAAACATTGCGATTGTAATCGTCAATAACTCTGTGTTCATCACCGTTGTGATCAGTCCAACGCTGAAGCATCATGTTGTTCCAATTATAGCCTTTAGTAGTCATATCTGCATAAGCTTCAGTAAGACCTACTTTATTCTTAGTGCCTTTCTTACGTACACCGGGGTAAGCACTAAAGATGTTGTCACTAGTGTCGCCACGCATACACTTTTCAAACAGCAACCACTGTGGGTCTGGTGCAGGCTTTGCATCACCAGTCTTTTTATCAATAACTGGCTTACCTTTGTCGTCAAAGTAACCTTCGTGTGTAATTGTAGTATTACTAACACCGTTGTATTGTTTTACATTGGGTGCAATAAGTTGTGCAAAGTCGCCATCTGTACTAAGAATAACATGATTGTCGTTAGGATGAGACTGCACCCAACCAGCAATAAGATCGTCTGCTTCTAGCACAGGGTTGTGTAGTACAGTACAGTTTGTTTTTTCACGTACAAACGATTTAAACTCGTCAAAGATTTCAAAAAACACACGATCTTCTTCTGCTTCTCGGGCAGTCATAGCATCACGAGCTTCTTTACGGTTACGTTTGTAAGGCTCGTAAGCATCTTTGCGCCAACTACGGCCTTCTAAGCAAAAGACCACATGGTCTGCATCAAAGTCAGTCCATGCTTTCTTAATACTGTTAAAAGTTACATGCAAAGCCATACCGACTTTGTCGTCGAGACTTCCCCGAACTACATGACGAGCTCGAAAGAAAGTGTTCATAGTGTCTACAAGAATATAAGTGCTCATATAATTATATTAGTATATTATATCACAAATGTCAACTGTTTTTCCATAATTGTTTCATATTTTTTTCAAACAATTTATATAACGTTTTTAGACTTGTTTTCCTAGTGACATTTTTAAAATAAATTATCTGCCATGATGCTTTTCTAATTTTTTCAATACGATCAAAAGATTCGATTTGATTTAAAATTACTTTATTAGATGTTCTGAATCTAACAGCCATAATAGGATCATTTCGTTTTATGGTAATTTTATCAACATTTTTATGAGGTATAAATGTGTAATTGCTTGGTCTTACGATTTTGTTTATATTAAATTCTCCTTCCATTTGGAAGTAAGGTAAGTCTACAAAAGGAGGTTGTATAAGCTCCATTAAAACATTTTTTGTTTTGGTCATAAAATAATAATTTAACGGACTATTAATAATATTATATCCCTTATTTAATGGTTCGTCTTTATATTGATTAACATCAACAAAAGCATTGTTACTATGCCAAGACCCGTCTTTATTTTTTTCCAATGTAAAATCAAAAGGACTTAAAATTAAATAAGTATTTTTAAATCTATCAGTCATTGCCGGGCAAGCAAAATATTGACTTTTTCCATATTGTTGTACTAAATATGGAATGAACGGTTTAGGTGATTGTAGAGCTAGAGAATAATGATCACTATCACCTAAAGAAGCAAACCATTCAACAGTAGTTTTCATTAAGAAACCTCCGATTTTCCTTTGTCGATAGGAATAACATTAATATAGCCCATATCTCGATCAGCAGTTTGGCCTTCTTCTTGTAGCATCTGCGACACAACAGTTTTAAACCATTGATCTACAATAGCTTCGGGTGTTTCGCCTTTATAACCGGCATCTAATAGTTGCTCAATAAATTCGTTATTCCAATCGAGCTCAAAAAATCCGTTTCTAATATTATCAGGATTAACTTGTGTATCTATTACTGCAACATATGCTTCACCTTTTGCAGTTGCAGCAGCTTTTGGGTCAGTTTCTTCAAGAAGTTTGATTTTTTCTTGTTCTAGTTTATCGATGCCCATAACACGTTTTAAAAATTTTTTCATTTCTTTTTTTCCTTTGTCGTAAGATTGCCAGCAATAACAATTCAGTCAGTGTCATTTGTTTGATGAGGTACATGATGAAAAAGATAAGCTGGAAAGAGTACAAATGAACCTTCTATTGGAGGAATATAAAATTTATCACTAGAATCTGTAAAGCATAATGGTTGTGAATTTTCATCTGATTTCAAAAAATATACAAAAGAAAAATTATATGGATTATGCCAATGTGGAACTGTATGATCACCTTTTTTATACATTGCACCCCACATATTATCCACTTTGGTATCTAAAGTAGTAGGACTATGATAAGGATGTTCTTCTGAAATCGATATTGCAAAATCTTTTAATGGCTGGAATTCAGGATTATCACGTAAATCATTATAATCAGTCATACCACCTTTTATATTAGTAGACCTGTCCATTTTGTCGCCTATATCTTTAATGATTTTAATCCATTTTTCGTTACAATGAGGATGCCCGGGATATATTGTGTGTAATATAGTTTGATTGATTGAAACTTGATGTACTTTTACAGGTAGTATTTCAGTCATTATGTTCCCCAAGCATTACCGAATAATGAGATATGCAGTCGAGGAGTAAATCTCCAACCACGCTGCATACAAATTTCCGCTACTTCTTTAACATTCATATTATATTCTTCTGAACGTCCACCGAGTGGCATGAGGTATACAGGACACTCAACTCCTGCTTCTTGGTACGCTTCCACGGCTTTACCAACTTCGTCAACGTCGTCTTT